ATCGTCCAAAAATTGCAAGGGCTACCGCCTATAAGTATTTTCTTCATTTATTTTTTACTGGCTGCCGTTTCCTTTCTTTTTATTTCTGCGCGCGCCCTCTGCATTTATCCAGGCTTGGGACTGGCTACCTTAGTAGGCTGCATTACGCGGGCGACTGCTGCCGCCCCTTGGTTGTTATGCTTCTCCCGCAAATCGCGCCATATTTTCTATTTCTTTCCTTCTTTTCTTCTACTGCCATTCTTCTTTTCTCCTTTCGTCGCTGGTGTATAACTTTCTTAGTTTTGTTTGCTTTTATCAACCATTCCCCAGCCTATATACTTATCAACTGTTTCCTTTAAGTCTTTTTCTTTTACTTCGTGCGCTGTATGCCAGCCTTTCCACGCCGTACCGCCCCGCATATTAAGGCAATATATCTTTTCGCCCTTTTGTTCTCCTTCTTCTCGGTACATGATTTCGTAATCTTCATAGCCCTGTATTTTCCTGTACCCTAGTTCCTTAAATGTCTTCATCTTTTGCAATCTCCTTTACTTTCCCTGTTTCAGTCCTAAAATGTAAAAATATACTTTTCTCTGTAAGCTATAGTCCATTTTGTCAATGAAGCTATGTAATGCTCGTTTAATAGTGTCCGGCTGCATTGTCCTTTACCTTCCTTTCGTTTGCCTCTGTGTTGATTACATTTACAGTATAGTAAATTACATATACCTTGTCAACACCTTTTTAATATTTTTGTTGATTAAGTTTACTTTTTGTGCTATCTTATAATTACTATTAAGAAAGGGGGCTTTTCAATGAACGAACGATTAAGACAATTACGAAACTATTTAGGCTTAAGCCAGGAAGCTTTTGGCGAAACTGTCGGCGTTACAAAGGCTGCCATTAGCCGTATTGAAAGCGGCGTTAACTCTCTGTCAGACAGGATGATACTTTCTATTGTTACCCGACACAATGTTAATGAAAATTGGCTTAGGACTGGAAGCGGCGATATGTTTAACCCTATGTCCGAAGACGAAGAATTAGATATGTACATAGGTCGCATAT